CGACCTCTATTGGTTAAATTCTCAGAATTGTTACTCTGTAATTTATTCATTTTGTTTGACTCCTCTAGGGTTGGTCAAGGTTAAGTTAATACTTTATTCTAACAAACTTCTTAATAATTTATCTTCTTCTTGTGGATAGCTATAAGATTTATTTACAGATAACTTTTCAGGATTGAAAATTTGATAAGTTATTTCACCAGTTTCTGAATCTTTTAGCTTTAAACCATCAAAACCTTTTTGAATTAACTCATCAGTACTGTACTTATCAGTTTCATCCCATCCTCCTAGTTTCATTTTCTTTTCATCAAGAAAACGCTTAACTACCGCACCTTTGCCAGTTGCAGCAACTTCTCCAATATTTGGATTGTTAGTGAACCAAATAGTACCATCAGCAGATTTTGTTACGTCAAATCCTGATTTTTCAATTGCTTTAGCAGCTTTTGGTGAAGTTCCATGATAAATAAGTTCTTCACCTACATTCTTAATACTTGCACCTACTGGCAAGTTCTTAGTAGCCTTACCTAGCAATCCTGCAACTGGTGCTACTGCCATAGCAGCCTCAACAGCTTCAGCACGAGGCTTAGTAGTCATTCCACTACCAGTAGTCAATGGCTCACCATAAGCCATTCTTTCCATTGTCTGTTGGACAGCAGGAACTCCCAAGAGATTCATCAACATCTCTACAGGAGGATTCTCATAACCAAAAGGCTTTGCCCCAAACTGTTGGACTTTCTTTAGTCGGTCAGCAAGCAAACCCATTACTGGGTTGACCATTGGAGTAGCCCTTAAATCAGCCATTATTTACCTTTCGGCTTCTTTGCGTTCTTTGCTGTACGCTCACCACGGACAGGCATTGGCTTAGGCTTTTTTTTGGCAGCTTTGTCCAAATAAAGACCCATCATTTCTAAGGCTTGCTGGTTGGTAGTACTCATTATTCCTCCTCAGACATTTCGTCTTCTGAACCATTTTCGTAGTTTTCACCCTCGGATTCAGGTTGCTCACCCTTTTCCCAAGCCTGACAAGTACGCAAATTGTGGCACACAAAACTAAATTTACCGCAATAACCACGACCACCACCATCTTTGTCAAACTGGTCTTCAGGGATTGATTCCATCTTAGCCAACATATCAGGGCTATCGTTAAAGTACTCGCAGTTAGCGCATAGGTTACGCTTGGCTTGCTCTGGTGCGATACGCCATACTTTAGACAACTTGCGCCAGTAGTCCATGTTTGGCTGTGCTGTTTTCTCAGGGCCAAGATTCCAGTTTTCCATCAAGAAAGTACGAGTTTTAGCGTTTTCCTCGGCGGAAATCATGCCATCGCCCTCTTGTTTGGCAATCTCGATAGTAATTTCAGCTTGTGGCGCTAGTAAGCCTGTCATGGCAATCCTCATGGAGTTTGTACCATTATCCCACGAAAAAATAGAGAGGGCAAGCCTCTCTAGGAAAACCAAATGGCAACTTGGTGCCACCACTCTATCAATACGGCATAAGAACGTCAATAGGCCACAACCCAAGACTTTTGAGTTTTTTATACGTCCTTATGTGAGACTCTGTCCACATGTCCTGACGCTCTTGTTTTGACAACTTGTTGCCTTGGTCTAGCTGAAAGTGACAGGCTTGGCATAAAGCAGCCGTAAACTCGTCACTTGCCTTGATTCCCCTGCCTTTTCCATGTTGAGCCATATTTGAGTGAGCCGCTTGGCATCCATCATCTACGCCGCACCATTGACAAGGCAAAGAAGCAACATTCCTCAAATGAGTCACGCTACGAAAATATGGAAACTTAGGATATTTCAACTACTTTATCTCCATGTGACCGAATGTAGTCTCTAGTTTTCTGAATGTATCTCTCAAACTCACTTCTTGAGATACTTCCTTGTTGAAGATCAGCGTACTCAATCAAGTCTCTACAGGCTTTTATGCCTTCTCCGTCTAAACCCATGCGCATCGTTTCTTGGTAGCGCATAGCGGCCTTATGGAGGCTTTCCTGAGCCTTTTGACAAACAGGTAGGACTTCAGGGCCTATTCCTGCTCTACCCATTGTTTCTGATAAGTTTAAAACGTCAACTAAAGTACGCCAGTCAGTAACTGTTCCATTTCCTTTAGAAATAGCCTCTAGTGCGGAATACTCAAGAAGTCTCAGTTTGTCTAGCTTGTCTCTCTGAGTTATAGCTGCCCCCACGATCGCATGGTTGATTGGACATATCAGATTCCACTTCTTGCGCTTTGTTGTTTTTCTCATTGTCTTTGCCGAATATGGCATCCCATCTGTTTTGATACTCTTGATTACTTACTGCGAATGGTCTTGGACTTGAGCCTTTACTCATGCGTTTCTCTCCTTAAATTTGACAATCTTTTCAATATCAACAACAGTAATTAGTTTCTGAAATGTTCACAACACCTCCTCAAGAATGCGCCATGAATGCAGTGAGCTACCATTAAATGAAACCTCAACAGGTATGCCAACCATGTCCGCGCAAGTGTTTACCTTGGCCTTAGCCATAAGGTCTGCAACACGGCGGCACATTTCACCCCATAGCTTTGTCTGATCTTCGACCGTCCATTGGCAATGCTGATCCGGCGTGCGTTTCCACGTTCCGTCAAAGTCGCAAACACCCCAGCCTTGGCCGCCAAGAGTGACCGACATACCAAACATCACGCCATCGTAGCCACCAAGGCCAACGTCAAATTTCTGAATTTTTCCAAGCTCTTTTCTCATAGCGGCGCGTCCTCGTGATTCTCTGGGTTGAACTTGTGTTGCTTCGTACCCTTGTCTAAAGGGTTTGGGAATGGTGGAAATGGCCAAGTCATGCTTCCACCTTAACGCCGTGCGGCTTAAATTGCTTTTCCCATCCATCGCCAAACTTATGCCAATAATCCTCGGCATGGCCTTGCTCTCCAGCCTTCCAAAGAACAAACTGAACCTCTCCTGTTAGGCGGTTTCGTCTTGCTGGCTTATTTCTGCATATTCCGTATTCGTATAGAGGCTTACCGCGCAATCGGAACCATTGAAGTAATTTCATTGCTACCCCTTAATGCCGTGTGCGGCTTCGCCAACAAAAATCTTCCAGCATCGTTTGCAAATAATCCAACCACGCATAGCCAATCTGCCACAGTGTTCGCATTTCATCTGTCTTCTCCATCAAAATTTTCAATGTGTTCTTGCAATTCAACGATGCGGGCTGTTTGGCGTTCGGTAAGTTGCTGTTCTGCCGCAAGTTCATCACGAACTTTGATGTACATGGCTTTGTAATCACTACAGTTTGGGCAATTACGCCCGATTCCATCTAAATAGCCTCGCTGGTACGCTGACTTAATATTGTTTTCGTTTTCATTTGCTTTATCAAGCAAGTAACAAACTCTGTCGTACTCTTTTAAAAGTGCGTAGTATTTTTTCTTGTGTTTTATGTCAATCTCCTCTGGTAACTCAGCCTTTGTTGCGGTATCCCAAACTGCTTGACGCACGACATCTTCTAAGTCATCTTTAATAACAACTGGCCCATCAACAAACTTATCCATATCAATTGTTTTGGGTTGTTGTTTTTTGAACCTGCGCTTAACTTCTTGCTTAACAACAATTTCAGAAAGTTCTGCTTGCGTTCCAGATTTTGAGCCTTTGCTATTAGGGCTAAATCGGCAGAAAATACATTCGCCAAATGATTCAACGCATATTGCTTGCTCACTGTCTTGCTCAAAATGATTTCTACAACATGGGCATAAAACGTCTATTTGAACTGGCGCAAATTCGCCACGGTCTTGCTCTTGGTCATTGTTCATTCTTTTGTCTCCTCTTGTGGAATATAAGTTGTCACAAACCTTACGGCTGTGTCTCCTTCTTTAAGTAGCACTACAACCGTTGCGGCAGTTAAATCAATGCCGTAAATTAAACGCAGTGCTTCCCAGATTTTTTGTGCATCATTCATTGTTCTTTTCCTAGTATCCCGTGTGCTTGTTCAATGGCTCTGGCTAAGTGAATATCAGTATGTTGATGCGAACTAGCGCAGTCAGCAATGATTAGCGTAATCTGATCATCCGTCAGCGGCTTGCGCTGTGATAAGGTGGTGTAGGTGTACTGCTGTGCGTAAAGTTTGTGTTTACCAACAGGTAGTGCCATGTAATCAAGCCTCCAATCTTTTCCAAATACTTCTACGATTGCTACAGGAACAGGCTCATCCTTTGCTTGTTGCTTACTCAGTTGTGAAAGCGAATCGCTCAAGATTTCGACTTGTCGTTCAGTTGCGGCAAGTTCTTTGTCCAAATCATCACGGCGTTTGCACATCTGTTGCCACAATGTTTTGTAGTCCGGCTCGTAGTCCAACCCCAACTCACGGGCGTTCTCTGCTTTTCTTTCTAATGCTTCGTTTGCTAGTGCGGCTTCAATAGCTTTGATTGCCTTTTGCTCTCGTGTGTACTGCTGTGACGCATTCCAAGAAGCCGTGTTTTTTAACACATCCAACGCAAACTTAAGAGTTTCGTCTTTATTCATACCGGCACTCCTCCTTAATATTTTTCAGCTTTCTGTGTGATTGGTATTGCGAGGCAATTTGGCACTCTTTAACTACCTCATCCCAGTCGTTGTATTTTGTGGCTAGAGGGCCAGCAGGCAAGGCTTTTAAACATTGCTGAAAAAGTGTTGCTCTCAAACACTGGTCCATTGATGCTTTTTCGCTTTTATCAATTTCCGTTGCTGAAATAGTCGTCACACCATTTGCGTCTGTGTGTTTATTGCACCCAGTTAAAAGCAATATGCTAAAAGCCAATGCAAGGCGTAATGCAGTATCTTTGGTCATGTCATTCCTAACTTCTTTAAAGCAGCCTGTAACCCTGCCAAACCACCAACTCTTTGGTCACCAATAAAACATTGTGGCATTTGTTTAGCTTCTGGGTAATTCGCTACAAAGTTAGCAAATCTGTCACCAGTCTCAATATCCACTTCGGTGTACTCAATTCCACGCACCTGAAGAATGTGTTTAGCAGCAACACAGTTAGGACAGTTATTTTTTGTATAAATAGTTATGTTCATGGCCTTACCCTTGTACGAATAGCTTTAGCAATATCTTGCCAATTTGCATATTGAGTGATGCGGCTTGGTGCTGGCTCAGTTCCACAAGCCACGACTACTTCATACTCTCCGATAGGTGTTTCAGCAATCCTTGCACACATCTCAATCTCTGCTTTCAGTAAGTTGCGTACAAACTCAATGACAGCAGGTGTTGCTTCTCCAGTCATACCTGCTTCTCTTGCTTTTTGAATAATCTGCTCGTCAGTCATCACACACCTCGCAAGTCATAGTCAACAGTATCTGAGTGCTCTTTCTCATCAAGAATGTGCTTCTGCAAACGCATACAGCCTTCAATCTCAATTTCTTTGTACTGGACAGCAGAGAACAAACCAATCACGTTACGCCCTTCAAACCAGATTTCTTCAATGTTCTCGCCATAGATTCCTTCTTCGTCTGTGTCGTATTCCATGACAACAGTAACTACTTCAGAGCCTTTACCAACAGTTGTATCAAATTCGTATTTCATGACTTAATCCTTAAAAGTACCCTCACGAATTGTTTGGGCTGACTGAAGTATATCAACATTTTGTTTATTTATACAACTTTTTTTATTCTGTTGTTTTTACGCCAAGACGCTCACTTGCTTGTTCACTTCTCCAAATGTCAGCCTTCATTTGAGCAGCAGTCAGCATCCACTTTAGAGATTCTTCTCTCTCGATAGCCACCATCAGACCTTTGAGTAGGTCAGCGTACTCAATGTGAGCATAGGCTTCACGCTCTTGAGCAACACCAGAATCTATACCTCTGGCTAACGCATCTTTCATCAGCAAGGCTTTTTTTGTCTTGCGGAACTCCTCAAGATATATGCGCTGTGCTTTAGCTTCTGCGTACTTAGGTGCGTTCTCTAAGATAAACTCAATTGCTTTGTAAGGGGCTTTCATTTAACTTCTTCTTCAAAAATTGGATATGTATGAGGCAGTGCCAACCTTTTTTGAATTCCACGAATTTTGTCTATGTATCTATTGATTCGCTCTTGCCTAGCTCTTATATATTGTTTTAAAGATGGGCCAAGTTCTTCAATTTCATCATTACTCCATAACGATTTCATTTTTTTGAACTGTTTTTCATAGTGAGACTCAAGAAAAACAAGTCTATCTATTGGGTAAAAATGTTTTTTTGCATTTGATGAGGAATTGCATTCATCACATACTGTCAACAACGAACAAGCAATTTTTCGTTTTTTAATTTCTTCTAGTGAAATATCAGGCATTAAAGAAAGTGATGGTAAATGGTCTAAACATGAAGCTGGGTCTCCACAGTAAAAACAATAAAATCCCTCATCTAAAAAATGCCTTTTGTATCTTGAGCCATACATTGCCAAATGCAATTTTCTATTTTTTTTAGTTGTCATTCTTCCCTCACCAAAACTTCTACTTTGCCTACCTCTCCATAAACTTTTGTCACATGGAGACTTGTAATCTGAGAATCATCCTTAAAAATTATTCCATTCATGCCATCGATGAGTGCCTTGGCAACATTGTCTAAGTCGGGCTTTTTAGTGTGTTTTTCCTCGCCTGACAAACAAGCCTCTCTTTTGCGTTTTGAGTAAGATTGAGGTACTGAGAAGGATATGTAAATAAAAACGCTCACAGAGCCTTCTATTGGGCTTCCTGAGCCTATTGCTTTGGTTGCAAAAAGACGAACTTCATCTTCATAATTTTTTGTTTTTGCAGGAGTGTACGCAACAGGAAACTTTCCTCTTGTTGAAAACCTTGGCCTACCCTTGGCTACTGGCTCTCCATAAACTGTAAACATTACTTGCATCATTCGAGTTGTCCATCCTTGATTCTGTTCATTAAAGCCCTTATGCGGTCTCTAGCACCACGGCCATAGATTCGTTCTGCTCGCTCTAACCGACCGCGCACAAAGTCTCTGTCTTTGTTTGTCTCCCAAGTACGATAGAGTTCCCTAGCCTCAGCAATCTCTAGGGTTTGTCTATCGCTTGGGTTTTCTATGTTTCGTCTGGAATACATAAGTCGCCAGTTAATTCCAATGCTTTGTTTATCAGGTGTACCGGAAATGGTACGCCCTCACGCACCTTGTCCAGTAGTTTCATGGCGTCAGCGTGAGACATTACATTCCCAATGCTTGAACAATTTGAGTATGCAATTCAAGAGGTTTTGCTTTGCTTGGATTGCCACCAGAAATCAATTTAGGCTTTGGAGGCGGTAAACCTTTTTTCTTAAACATTTCATCGGGCGATCTGTCTCCCATCAGAGCAGGGACATCACTTGTTTGGCCGTCGTATGTTTTGTAAAGCTCACAAAAACGATGTTGCAAATAACCAAGCTCATTTATGTTTGTTCTGCACAACTTAGGCCATCCACCCATATCCCTTATGGCCGCATGAGTCGCGCTATCGCAAAAATCAACATCACTGTATGCGCCAATAGCGCCCATCGCCTCATGTACCCGACCCCATTCACGCAAAGAGCGATCTGTCTTTGTGCCACCAAGAATTCTGACAATATCAGCCACCTTTGGAGCAAACTGCCCTTTGTCTGGGTCAGTCGCATGGTTGCTCAGTGCTTGTGCAACTTGGTCAAAATCATAGCTTTGACATCCATGCCACCAGACATTCAGAGAAAACTCGCTGACATCTTGCTTCCAGTAACCCAGCGCATCACCAACCAATTGGTAAAAATCTGATTTTTGATGGATGTTCATACCAAACCTTCTTTCTTTAAAAGACGCTCAACAACTGCACGATTTGAGGCTTCAAGCGCCTCTTGCTTATTTAACTTTGGCTTTATTCCAGCGGGTGGCAAAACTTTAGCCAACCATTCAAGCGGCTGCAAAGGTTTGGCACGGATGCAATCACGCAACGAATTGACTAACAACTCGTCTCCATGTGCTTTTCTCAAACCGCCAAGAAACGATCTTGCAGCTTTGTCACTTGTTCCAGCATTGGTCAACAAAGGAACACCATAACCAAAAATAATTTCATCAGGCGTTAGCGGCGTTTTTACGCCCGTATCTTTAGATACGGAATCTTCTATATGGTTATGGTTATGGTTATGGTTATGGTTATGGTTATGGTTATTGGTTAATGGTGCATCATCGGTAGACGATGTACCCATCACCTTTACATCATTACCCCTTAATGTACTTATGTAGTCATCAATAGACCCATTCAAATAATGGTGCACAAAGTCTTCTTTTAAGACCACTCCTTTAAGAGATGGATTGTCCCTGACAAACGCGCCCAAAGCAGAAACGGCTTGGTGTTTGCGAAATTCAGCGATTTCCTTGTCTGCCCTTGCATTTACAAAGCCATCCTCTGTGGACAAAAAGAACTCGTTAAGGACTGTTAAAACATCCTCTTCATGATCTCTCATGCCGATGTGTCTGGCAGCATCCCGATGCTTAATCGGTTGCTCATGGAGGAAATAGAAGTCAAGCAAGCGCCTGTAAGCCAAATCCTCGTAATGCGAAAGATGGCGTGTGTGACTCATGTAGTCACCAATGTGAAACTTATAGAAATGCATATTGTCCGCTTTTTTAACCACCCTTAGAAGGAATTGCCAGCAGGAGAAGGGCTAACTCTTTTCGGTCGGGTAATTAGTCCGACCTAGCTGGGTTCCATAATATCAAACTTATTCTACGATGTAAATCAAATAAATTGATTGTTGGCAATTTCTTTCTTACCTTGCTTGGCAAACAAACGAGCAGCTTGTTGCTTCATCACTGCATACTCAGCCTTTGAAAAGATGCCGTAAGACGGAACACCGCAGAAGTACTTAACTTCATTGTGGTTCTCCGGCTTTTCATCGCTGATCAATGTGTACTCAGCTAACCAGCATTTACCTATCTTTACCTTACCAGTCTTGATAATGCCCTGATCGCGTAGATTCTGCGCTGTAGACAGCACTGTAGCTCTAGGCATACCAGTGATGTCAGACACCTGCAAAGAGGACAGAGGGCCGTTCTTGAGGGCTTTAATAATAGCTTCTTGGGTCATTTGTGCTTCTTTAAAAATAACTTAGGGTTTTTCAGTTTCATGGATGCAGGAATTCCTCTACTCAACCAGTTATGAACTCGCTGGGCAGAGATTTTTAACCTCTTGGCAACAGCAGAACTGCCACCTAAAAGAGCTATCAATTCCTTGTCGGATTGGATTTCGTCTTGTTTAGTCATAGTTGCATCATAACAACGAATCTGTAAAAAATCAACGTAATGTGAAAATAATTTAAACAAAGCGTTTTTCTTTGCTATACTTCATCCAACCCAAGCAATTCGCAAGGGCCATAAAGGAGAACCAAATGAAAAGTAAGATTATTCAAACGCTGATTGAGTGGACGTTGGCAGTCATCATCTTTGGCGGCATTGGCGTAATGCTCGCATGGAGAGGCTAATCATGAACGCATTTCCATCTTATGAATATGTCCAAAACTATGGGCAAATGATGGCGGTAGGTGGCATGACATTGCGTGACTACTTTGCGGCTAAAGCAATGCAACCAATTAACTCACAAGCAATAGATTATGCAAAAGCAGAAGCAAGTGATATGGCACGTAAAGCGTACATGATTGCAGACGCAATGTTGAAAGCGAGAGAAGTATGAGCACTCAAGAATTAAGACGCAAGGCACGACAGCTTTACAACAACAAGCTTGTCCCTACAGAAACAAACCAACACAATCAACGCAAGTGGGTTAGATCAGTTCTCAAACTTGGTGACAAGTGGTTGTTGGCAAAGCAAGTTGAAAGACTGCAATGATTGACAGAGCAGATGCTATCAAAGACTTATCGCATGGCACTTACTGCTGCTACTGCTGTGAACCTAAGACCTACGGCTCGTGCTGTGGAGAAAACCACTTTGTAGAGTTTGCAGACCTCTATGAAGAAGACAAAGAAGCAATGATTGAAGAATATTTAAAGGAAGAATGAAATGGTACATAAGAAGTTAATGAACGCTCGGATGGCTTTGCAATCCATGTCGTTAAAAAAGTCAGGACATAACAAGTTCGCGGGCTACCAATATTTCGAGTTGGGAGACTTTCTGCCTCAGATCAATGAGATTTTCCATAGTCAAGGATTGTGTGGAGTTATCTCATACACTAAAGATTATGCAGACCTGACCATTACAGACGTTGATGATGGCACTTTCATTACCATCAGTTCGCCAATGGTAGAAGCCAATCTAAAAGGTGCTCACGCTATCCAAAATCTTGGTGCTGTTGAGACATATCAGCGCAGGTATCTCTGGATGACAGCAATGGAAATTGTTGAGCATGATGCTTTGGATTCTTCTGCACCACTCAAAGAAGAAAAGAAATCTCCTGTGATTACGCCAACACAGGGTGCAATGGATAACATTCCTATTGAGGAATTAAGGTATCTTGACGAACTGGCAATGGATTTAATTGCTATGTGCGAGAAAGATGAGTCCAAGTCAGCTTGGATTAAGTTGGAATCAGAGAACCTAGACGACACTCAAAAGGTTGCCTTGTGGACTTTGCTTCCTAGTAAAGTAAGAAGCGCCTTAAAGAAGGCAAAGGAGTAAATAATGGAATATGACAATAGCAATCGTGGAAGCCTTTTCAAGAACGACCGCAAAGACGATGCAAAGTTTCCCGACTATAAAGGCAGCATCAATGTAGATGGAACAGACTACTGGCTGTCTGCTTGGATTAAGGTCAGCAAGGACGGAAATAAATTTATGTCTTTGTCTGTCAAGAATAAAGATCAAAAAGAAGCTAAAGCCCCGACAAAACACTATCCTCGTCAAGATTTTGATGATGATGTGCCCTTCTGATTTACGAGGCGAAAGCGGATGCTGTGCGTTGGGAGTTCCCTGCGATGCAACACAGACGCAGCGAGTAGCTTCACCAATTTAAGGTTAACGGGGGAAAGCGGGCAATTCTGCCGGACGAACGTGAGTACCCCACTTTAAGGAAAAGATCATGGATATTAAAAGTGCTTTTGAAAAAGTGTTTGGTACATCAGTATTTAAACTGCATCGCAAAGACAGCCCTCAGACATCAATTGAGGCCGCGACAAGCGTAGACACCAAGAAGCTAGAGAATATGGTCTATGAGGCCATTAAAGGCTTCCCTGATGGATGTATCTCAGATGAAGTACTAGAGCTATATCCAGACTATCCTTATTCATCCATTACAGGCCGGTATCGCTCTTTGCTAGACAAAGGATATATCGAGATTATTGGCACTAGAGTTGGACGCTCTGGAAAGAAACAACGCATTATGCGGTCAACAAAAAAGGATTAAAAGTGTCGTACGCTAAAACTGAAATGCTTGTTGTGCAATGGGCAGAAGCTAGGGGCTTGGTAAAAAATAGCACACCTTATGCACAAGCATTGAAAACAAAAGAAGAACTAGAGGAATTGTTTGAAGCAATTGCCAAAGGTGATAGGGCTGAAATGGCAGACGCTTATGCTGATATTCTTATCACGCTAGTAGTTGGATGCGCTTGTGCTGACCTCGATCTTGTAGAGTGCTTTAAAGACGGCTACCGAGAAATTAAGGACAGGCGCGGATATTTAAACGAACAAGGGATTTTTGTTAAGCAATAAGGACTTCCAAGGCATGATTGATATGTTTGATTCGGTCATCCAATCCTATCGTGCCTCCGTTAATCTTTTTTGTCATCATCAGATAATCTGTTTTGTCAGCATACTGATTTAGATTGTGCGTATTCCAGAACCAGCCAGCAGTCATAGCTGCATAACGAGGCGTAGCAACTAAGTCTGGATTCATAACAAAATCCTCACCGCAAGCCTGACCAGCATGAAAATAATTAGCATGACCAGTAAGTTGAATGCACCCACGACCACGAAAGCGATAGCCATCTCCAGACGATTCATCTCTATTTCCCATTCGATTTGCATAAACCTTGTTAGCAATCTTTTTAGGATTCCTAGCGTATTCGTTAGCAATCTCAATTGTTGGGAAGCGAGTTTTCCACAACTTCATTAAAGTTTCAGCTTTATAGTTAAGATTTTCAGAAAGTGTCTTGAAATTACAACATTCATGCGAACATTGGCCAATAAAAGAGGCCTGTCTTGCTGGTGTAGATATATCGAATTTATCAAATGTTTCATTTAGAGCATCAACCCATTGCTCACCAATGTGCATCTTTTGCAGGTGTTCTTTACTGACCATTTACTAAACTCCTCATTTCGTTGTAGGACGCAACACAGGAGTTGAGTTTGGTGATTGCTTTATCTCCTTCGGCTGCGATGTCGATAAGAGCTTCAATAGTCTGTCGCTCAAGTTCGGATTGAGTGGAATCGCTATTTCCTGTGGGAGTGGAGGCACTTGCGCTGTTTTGTGGACAACTGGCGGTTGGGAGGCGCATCCTGCCAGTACGAGCAAGTTCATGCATAGCAGACTGTTTTTTAACAATGTCATCTTGTGCCTTTCTAAGTTTAGTCTCTTGGTCAATCAGTTTAGAAGTCATGTTCTTTTCTAACTCTCTGGCTTCTTCATTCTTTTTGGCAATAGCGATTTGCATATCAGCATCCCTATCTAACCAACCAAAATGATAGCCTCCTCGGTATGTACCAAAGAGAGATATCAATAATCCAACAATAAGCCAAGGTAGTGGTATGCCAAACATCATTCAGCCTCTTTTCTTGCTTGTGCAATTTCCTCACGCTCATTGTCATCCTCAAGATGCTCTGGAGGCGTAGTTGGAGGAGGGGGAGGAGTCCATGATTCATCTAGCTCTGGATTCTTCCAAACTGGCATAGCACCAAATGGTTGACTAGGCAAACCATACGCAGATTGTGGAGGCACATAAGATGAGCCATAGGATTGATTATTTCCATAGCAAGTAGGCTGCATTGGAGGAGCAGGATTAAACGCTCTAGAGACAGCTCCAGCCGCTCTCTTGGTCATTACGCCGCCAATACCGCCAACAATAAGCAGAACAATGTCGTTCAGCATCTTGGTGTAGGCCTGATCTATCGGGGCCATACTTTTGATTGGCTGTGTAACAAATGTGACAGAATACAAAAGTGCAATAACAATAAAGCACAAAATCAATGTCACTACAACCACAACGAAGCCCCAAATACGGACTTCAAATTCTTCAGTTGTTAGGTTTGGTTTCTGGAACATCATTAACCTTTTTCTCAAGAATTGGTGCTACTAAGTATTCTGGGCATTGCTGAGTAAATAAGCACTTAGGCTTTTGACATTCTTCAGCATGGAAGAAGTCAGGATTCTGACACTTGTATCGATACCTGTCTTCACATCCCGATAGCATAAGTGCTATAAAAATCAGTAGATATTTCATACTTTGACATCCACAGAATTAGCCTTAACCCATTGAGTCTTTACCTCATAGGCTTTGGTTTGTTGTTCAGCTTGACGATTTAACTCAGCAAGTCTTTGCATATTTTGTTGGTGGATCACCCTATGAGCCTCCCATAGCATCTTTGCATTGGCTTGATAAGTAGTGATTTTCATCCTAGTCCTAAATAAGCCAGAAATTTATTCACAATCTTGTCGGACAGATCATTCGGCAAAAACTTGAGAAAGCCAAGCACCCACCATGCGACACACATTCGCACAAACACTTTGAGAAACAGATCAAATTGTTTCTGATATTCATTCATCGCCCACAGCGTTTAGTTGTTTGGCAGAAATCCATCATTTCATTTATGCCGATACCAACGAGAAGTAGAACGAGGGCAATCCCTCCAATAAGTATCACCATTTCCAGTTGCTCTTGCTCCTCTTGCTTCTGTTTTTTTTCCTGTGCTTTTAGTGCGCTAAGTTCTTTAGCGTCAGCCAAATCCATTTCTGCCTGACGAGCTTTAATCTTTTGCCAAACATCTGCACGTCCAGTAGCTTGGAACAGCATCTTTAATTCTTCTTCAAACCTTTTGGCTTCATCAAGAGCCATCTCAATTTGCAAGGCAGCACCCATGTTAGAGCCGCCCTTGCTCTTGGCTTGAATCATTGCCTTAGTTGCAGCACTCTTGGCATCGAACATCTTGCCAATCATGGGAGTCAGACCAGCTAGGTCATTTGCGACCTTACTGGCTTTCTTAACCATACCAATGGCTTTTTGTAAGCCTTCAAGCGCTGCTAATGGGTCTAACGGAATCATCTATTTTCAACCTTTTTCCATTCAATACAGTAAGTTTTTCGGTTGTAAACATCGCCAACCCAAACCCACTTAACACACCTGTATTCAATAGATACAGCCAAAATTAAGGAAAACACAAAATTATCATGTAGCTACAAAAGATAACAAGCGATGTGACACAGGCCGCTGCAATAAATGCCTCGACCCAGTCAATCATTTTTTTACCCAAGTCTGCCAAATAGCGCCAGCAGCAACAATAACGCCACCAATCCATAGAATTGGTTGGGCAATAGAAGCAATCCACCCAAGAACTTTAATCGCACCTTGGGCAGCATCAATGGCCTCTACGAGACCTTTTGTGTTGTTATCAATGCGGTCAACCTTGCTTTCAACAGCAATTAGACGCTCGTAGATTTGCTCGTGGCTTACATCGTTCATGGTGCATCAGGCCAAGTGATAGTCCAAGGAAAGCCAGACTGAGTAGTTACATCACGCAAAGCTTGACGATATGTAGCCCATACAGCTTTATCAACAGGTGCATCCTCAACTTGTGTCCAATCACATTCAGCTAATTTCTTGTCACGTTCAGCACGAACATTCTTAGCCTGTTCAGCATCCTTAGAAGCCTTATAAGCTGCCTCATGTTCTGATGCTGTAGTAGTTACACCATCTACCACTTGGTCTAAGAACACAGGGCCTAAGATGTACTTTGTGTACCATTTACCATCTACTTGCTCTACACCACTACGCTGAGAGTATTGGTAAACAGTACCACCAGTAGCTTGTGCGCCTTCAAAGACTACGTCAGCACCAAGCTCATTGAGGAGAGCCTCTGACAGTTGTTGTGGCATTGAAGTGTTTGGGAATAATGCACGAAATTCACCTTCGTACATTACTTGTCCTGTTTCTCTGATTCGTACTTGCATATAAGTCCTCTTAAGCAATTGCTAAAAATATGTATGACACACCAGACTCATTAAAGAAATCGCTGGCTGAAGTTCCTACTGAAAATCCAGTTGAATCTGGGTCAATAACATCAGAAGAGCCACTTTCTGCTGCTGTTGTATTCAAAGATAAAGATGCTTCACCGCCAGAAACAATACCTCTTGCGGTGTCGTAAACGTACCAACTAGAAGTAGTACTTGTCTTTTTCAACATGACAAACCTTGCACCTGATGTGAATCCACAGTTGATGACTCGATTAGTAGTTCCATCTCCTGTGTATGAGCCTACTTTGGAAACACCTGCACAAGTGGCAAATAGGTAGGCAACGTAAGTTCCACCTGATTGATTGCAGTCACTACCTGTGCCTAGTGAAAAAACCGATGAAGTTGGGGCGGTGCTGTTCCACAAACCCGCAAATGCATTTGCTACCGCATCAGTACGCTGAAGAACTAAATATTTATCCCCAAGCGGGACGGGGTAAACCATCCAATAACCACCAATATTGCGTTGCTTAAAAATTAACAACTCAGGCGCAACAGTTAAGTTATGGGTAACAGTCCTGTTAGCCCCAGTCCCTGTATAGCAAACCTCATCAAAGAAGCTAGGGGCGCGTTGAAATAAATAATTTGCTTGAACAAAAGAAGATGAAAACCCGTAATTTTTTACAGTTGTATTTGTTGCGGCAAAAATATACCCACCTAACGCTTCTGCGTTAGTGTTGTGCGGGTTTAAATATGGCGATTGGGGAGAAGTCGTGTATGTGGCCCCTGTAATCCCTCTCAACCTATCAACAAAGTCCCAATCACCCACACCACTTCGGTTGTATCTATTTATTCCCATGTCAACAGGAAAACCTGTTGTAATAAGTTGTCCTGTTGATGTTGAGCCATCACCTGTATAAGTCACAGGCGCAAACACCTTAGTCGCATCCGTAGGCACTTTCATCGGGCCTCTACGAATGGCTATGTAGATGTAGGTAAACCCAGAGCCGTTAAGCACGTCACTTGTGCTAGTGAGGGTAAAACCGGTGGCGCTAGGCGCTATGCCGTCAGAATTAACAACCTCTGCATTTGATAAATTTGGGTATAAATAATTAGCATTTGCCCCAGCGTTTGCGGTCATCCCACGCATATTGTCAAATAAATACCAATTACCTGTACCGCCAGTTGCTCTTTTAATAAGCACCCATTGAGGCTCATACCCAAGCGTCACAGCGTTACCTACGGTAAGGTTACCTGTATAAGACCCACACGAAATCACATTGTCTGTACCAGTCAGACCAAAGCCGCCTGCGTCGTGGGCGAATAGGTAGGCAACTATTGACCTATTTGCCCCAAGCCAACCGCTTGCAACTGTTACGGTTGTGCTATCTACGCTAATCCAATTTGTTGCGTTTTGTTGTGCGGCAGAACTTTGCAGTTCTAAATATTTAGATGTTCCAGTAGATTGATGATATGTTATCCAACTACTAGCCACATCTGTTGATTTCATAATTACACCTCCGGGAACAGAACCTAAATTGTGATTAAAAGTTCCACCACCTGAACCATCCGATGTAAAAGTCACAACATCAAAAAACTTTGGGGTTGGTTTTAATACAGTATCAACGTAAGTAGCTCCGCTAGTGTTTACTTTGGCTAGCGTACCCCATGTATGGCCATCCGCATTGAAAGATGTTAAACCTTGTGATTGTGTTGTTTGAGCTGCTGTTGAATTGGAGACTAAATCATAAGTAGCGCCACGGAACGTATCATACCAAGCCCAATCTGTTGCAGCAGAGCGTGACTTAGAAATTACTAAAGCACCTGTATTTTCTTTGATGCCTGTTGTTACTGTTTGGCTTGAGCCAGTACCTGTTCGCAAATAAACAGAGCACACATCCTCAATATATTTTACATCGTTGGAAACCTGTGAAGCATTAGACGAGAACATTGTCATACTCCTTGCATTTATCAAGATGCCACTTAGCTAGATTTCCACCAGAAGCAAAGATTCCACAATGCGGACATTGCTCTTTACGCTTAGGTTTACGCATCTTTTCTGTTGTTGTTTTCTTCACGCCCAATGTTCCTTTAATGATTGCTTGTCTTCGTTCTTCAGAGCAAGGCTTTCCATAAAGAGGATGTTTGCTACCAGTCAAAGAAGCACTAATTTTATTTTTAGTCTCGTCTGATAAAAACTCACCAGAGTTTGCAAAAGTAGCTCCACCATAATGCTTGTTATAACTTTGCTTGTCTTTTACAGCTTGTAGTGATTTTAAGTATTTAACTTCTAAATCCCTAATATATTTCTTGTCTGAAATAACTAAAATTTCTCTAGTCCAATCAGTTGGATTATTTTTAATCAATGGTTTTACATACTTTGATGAACAAATATATCCGTCATCTGGATGGCAGTTTTTAGCTGTACGGCTTCCAACATACCACTTGCCAGTAGATAACTCAGTCCAACGATAAAGATATGCTTGCGTCATAGATAATTCTGGCCCGCTGAACTCGCCCACCAATAAGTGCCATCACCTACAAAGACAAACTTATCACCTTTAGAGGCAGTAGATGTAATCGTAGGGGCTGTGCTTGCAGGCCACTTAACTGAGCTAGGCCATGTAACTGTGCGTGAACCTGTACCATCTTGCTTCAAAAGCATTGTGAAACCCTTACCTGCTGTAGCAGTTGGGAATGTAAAAGTACAGTTACCAGTCAATGTCAGAATCTGCAATGAGCCATTAGCCAAGTCAACTGTATAAGCAGTAGAAGTGTTAGCAGTTACAGTTTCTTCTGTGTAGCCGTTAGTGAATGTACCAGCTTCAACAGTTTTGTTGGTCAGGGTCTGAGTGTCTGTAGTGCCTACAATAGTTCCGCTTGGCCCTGTCATAGTTGCAGCAGTACCCAAGCCCAAGTTAGTACGAGCTGTTGAAGCACTAGATACATCTGATAGGTTATTAGTGTTAACTAAGAAACCACCAGAAGTAAACGCTGCGCTAGTCCATGTTGAACCTGTCCACACGAACAAGTTATTAGTGGATGTGTTCCAGTACAAAGCACCAGTCAGCAAAGCGTTGCCATCATTGTCAACAGATGGTGCGCTTGATTTAGGGCCTAAATAGCGGTCATCAAACGAGTCGTATGAGGCAGCAGCACTCGTAGCACTAGCAGCAGCAGCCGTTGCGCTTGTAGAGGCATTTCCTGCGCTTGTAGAGGCATTTGTGGCACTCGTAGCAGCGTTAGAGGCTGAAGTCGCGGCAGCAGCAGCACTTGTCGCAGCAGATGTTGTCGAGCCAAACAACGTATCAATCTGGGTGATTGTGTAAGCATCTGTAATGCCAAAACCACTCAGAGTAGTTGGATTAGTACCTGCTGTAATGCGTCCATAAACATCTGTTGTGACAGACTTATAAGTTCCTGCTGTTACGCCAGAAGTCGCCAAATCAATGTTGTCCGAATTGACAACAATACGGCTAGAAGACGCTGTGCCAACATCAATTGTGTTACCACTCTTTGTCAAACCTGCGCCAGCAGTAATCTGACCTGCACCAGAGAATTGAGCAAAGGTAACTGCTGTAGTGCCTAAAGTACCACCAGCAGTAATCGTTGAGATGTAACCATTGTTGGCTTGTGTCGTACCCTTCTCGATAAAGGTAAACGCAGCAACCAACTCATCCCATGTGTTTGCATCTGTTGTTCTAGTCCATGTACTAGAGGCGCACAGATAGATACCATTTTGTGAAGCAGTAGATTGGTCTTTAACCAAAACTCGGTCACCAACAGATACTGCAATGCCATCAATTGTTTGTGTACCAGACAAAGTGATGTTAGCCGTTGTAGCTACAACACATGAGGCTTTGGCATCGATACCTTGGGCTAGTGCATCAACATAACCCTTGTTGGCAGCGTCAGAATCGTTTACAGGGTTAGCCAAGCCAGTAATGGTTGCCGATGTACCTGCATCCATGTCCAATGAACCAGAGATAGTCACATTGTTGAATGTTGAAGTACCAGAAGCAGCCGTTACATTGCCTGTGACATTGCCAGTCAGGTTACCAGTCACATTACCTGTAACAGCACCTGTGACATTACCAGTTACATTGCCTGTTACTGCGCCTGTGAGAGGGCCAGTAAAGCCAACAGTAGCCGTTACATTCGTTCCTGTAATCGCTTGAGCAGATGAACCACCGATAACAGCACCATTGATAGTACCGCCAGTAATCGTTGCAGAAGACGATGTAATATTTCCATTGATACCACCAGAAGCAGTAATCGCACCTGTCGTAGTAGATGTGCCAGTCACATACAAGTTACCACCAACAGTTACATTGTCGCCAGCAGAACCATCTTGAAAGTTCTTCAACTGAGCCATCAATTGACGAATGGCATTGTTGACCAAACTCGGGGCCATACCCTCCGCTAAGTTAATACTGTTAATGTCAGTATTGTTCCCTGCGGTACTGCTGTATTCTGAAATCTTGGTCTTTGCCATGTTAGTCCTTATTGGATACCCAAAAGATTACGCTGTTCTTGGTCTAAGTCTTCAATAGACAACAGACCTCTAGCTGTTACTGGTGTTACCGCCCTAAATGCGCCACCTGTTGTTTGTGGAACTCCACCATAACGCATCATATTAGCTAAATCCTCTACGCTAGTCCTACGCATATTAGTAGCACCAACACGAGAACCAGCAGCACCTAATGCCATTGGAATACCAACAGCAGGGGCCATCACAGTTGCGCCACCAGTAAACAATCCACTCACAGGGCCAGTCGGTGCAAAGCGACCAAAGAACTTCAGCATATTCTGAACATTACCACCTTTAGCGGCTTGCTCGATAGCAGCTTGTTCATCTTTAGTGAACAAACGCATTTTCTTGTCGTTCTTTGCTAACTGACGCAACTGTTTTGCAAGAGAGTTTTCCTCACCAGATTGTGTGAACTTACTCTTGTCTAGCTTTGCCTCGTTAAGCATATCCTCAAAGACTTCAGACTTCTTCATCTTTGAATAGGCATTACGAGCCTCTGACCACAACTGACCTGCGTTTTTCATGTCACCAGCAGCAATTGCTTCTTTAGGGACAGTCATCAAGTAATTGTCGTAGTCATCCAAAAGGATTGATGCAATTCGTCTTTCTTCTGGGTCAATACTCTTTTGACCACCACGAATCATCTTACGCAAAGCTTGAAGTTCAGTCCAATCTTTTGGTTGCGTAGTAGATGTAAGTTCCTCAATAGCACCAGAGATTTTTGGATATGCTTTAGGCGTATATCCTTCATCTCTCAAACCTTTTGCAATCTTATCCATTGAGTTAACAAACTCATCAGTTTTTAACTGGACACCAGATTGTTGCAATTGGTTATATCTGTCAGTAGCAATTCTGTCCAATGCTTGAGTAGATAACGCTTGCTCTTTTTGAGGACGCTTTACGCCACCAGCAGCACCTGTTGCCAATGTTGCAGCAGCACCAGCCAAAGGATTATCAGTAGTTTCTGTAACTGTTTGACCAGTCATAACGGCTGTTGGAGACACAATTGCTTGAGTCTTAGGCGCAACAGCTAATTGCTCTGTAACACCACGAGTAACTGGAGATGCTGCTGTTGTAGATGCTTTAATCAATGAAGGAATAGTTCTAGCTACACCAGTCATGGACTCAAGACCTGCTCCAACAACTCGCTCTGTTGGAGTTTGTGTTTCAGGTGCAGCAGGAACGCCAGCACGAGTCATCAAGTTTTGAATAGCTTGAGATGCTGGCATCAATCGCTTGTCAGTAAATGGAGAAGCAATTAAGTTAATTAAAGAGTTAACAGCATCAGCAGCAGGAACAGCCATTGAGCCAACAACAGCACCTAGTGGGCCACCATACGAGCCAATCTGTGCGCCAGCCAATGTAGGGGCCATA